CTGGTGATTCATATTCAGGATCAATATCAGGTACTATATATACTTTCTCAGGAACTGCTTATAGTGAATATAACAACATGGTTGTTGCTACATTACGTTCAAGAGGTATTTCTCTTTATACAAATAGCGCCGATTCTGAAAATCACGGACCTATATATGAAACAACAGGATTGACAATGGTTTGTGATGGTTCATATTCAGGTGTAAGTACAGACCCTTATGGTACATTCTTATTATCTGGTGTAACTAATGATAATAATACCTTCCAATTTGAAACTTCATTATTGGCGTCTTCTTCAAAATATATAACAAAAGTATTTGGTGTTGATAACTTTGGTAAATCAAGATTTACAGTACCTGTATTTGTTGAAGAGTCTTATCAATCATCATTAAATATTGCATATCAAAAAGGTTATATTAAAGGATTAAATTGTTTATTAATTGATCTTCCAGATGCTAGAAGTGAAAATAATACATCAATAGCATATAATTTGGAAAGATACCAATCACCTGAAACACCATTTTTGGTTTCAGAATTAAGAGGTAATAAAGTTTATAATTTATTTAAGTTTATATCAATTTCTGACGGAGATTCTGCAAATATGGAAGTTAAAGTTTCAATAGCAAATCTTTCATTTAATAATATGTCATTTGATGTATTAATCAGAAATTTCTACGACACAGATGCTAATCCTGTTGTAATTGAAAAATTCACTAATTGTAATATGGATCCAGGTTCTAACAACTTTATTGGTGTTAAAATTGGTACTTCAAACGGTGAATATGCTTTAATTTCAAAGTATATTATGGTTGAATTAGCTGACGGAGCACCTATAGATGCAATTCCTTGTGGATTCCGTGGTTATACTCAAAGAGAGTATGAAAATCTTTCTTCATACCCTTCACCGTATATTCAATATAAAACAAAATACTTTTACCCTGGTGAAACTATTACAAATCCTCCATTTGGTGGAGCTGCTAACACAACAGAATCTGCTGGAGATATTGTTAGAAGATCTTACTTAGGATTTTCAACTCAATACGGAGTTGATGAATCGTTTTTAACTTATAAAGGAAAACAAACTCCAGCTAGTTGGATTTCAAACCCAACACAAGCTGCGGAACCTTGGAATGTTCAAAGTAAAGGTTTCCATATGGATTCAGGCGCAACTGTTGTAACAATCGCAAATACTTTCCAAACAAGTGGTCAAACCGCTTTTGAGTGTGGTACTGCTGATTTTAGATTTGACCCTGAATCTCAAGAGAATCCTTATTACTTTATTTACTCAAGAAAATACACAGTATGTTTCGCAGGTGGATTTGACGGATGGGATATATATAGAGAATCTAGAACAAATACAGATAATTTCCAATTAGGTTCAAGTGGTTATTTAGCGGGAGCATATCCTTCTTCAAGATATCCAAATGCAACAGGTGAAGGTTTATTCAAAAGAATTGTTGTTGAAAACAATACACAAGACTTTGGAAATACCGACTACTACGCTTACTTACTTGGTATTCTTAGTTTCGCAAATCCTGAATCAACAAATATTAATATATTTGCAACTGCAAGTATAGATTATATTAATAACTCTAACTTATGTGAAGAAGCTATTGATATGATTCAATATTCAAGAGCTGACTCTGTTTATATTGTAACAACTCCTGACTATAATATGTTTACTCCAGATGCTTCAAGTCAATATGATGTTATTTATTCACAGGAAGCAGTTGATAACTTAGACAATACGGGAATTGATTCAAACTATACAGCAACTTACTACCCTTGGATTTTAACAAGAGATACCGTAAATAATACTCAAATTTATTTACCTGCAACAGGTGAAGTTTGTAGAAACTTAGCTTTAACAGATAACATAGCATTCCCTTGGTTCGCATCAGCGGGTTACACAAGAGGTCTTGTTAATTCTATCAAAGCTAGACAAAAATTAACTCAAGAAAATAGAGATACTTTGTATCAAGGTAGAATTAACCCTATTGCTACTTTCTCTGATGTTGGTACTGTGATTTGGGGTAATAAAACATTACAAGTTGCGGATTCAGCATTGAACAGATTAAATGTAAGAAGATTGTTATTACAAGCTCGTAAATTAATATCTGCAGTTGCTGTAAGATTATTGTTTGAACAAAATGACCAAATAGTTAGACAACAATTTTTAGATAGTGTTAACCCAATCTTAGATTCAATTAGAAGAGACAGAGGTTTATACGATTTCCGTGTAACAGTTTCTTCAACACCTGAAGATTTAGATGCAAATAGATTAGTAGGTAAAATATACCTTAAACCAACGAAGGCTTTAGAGTTCATAGATATTGAATTCTTCATTACTCCAACAGGAGCTTCGTTTGAGAATATTTAAAAAAAAATAATGGGGAGAGAAATCTCCCCATTTATTAGCCAATATGAAAAGAATAGTAGAAGGATTTAAGTCAGAACATACACCAGATATGAAATATTATGCATTTGATTGGGATGATAATATTGTTAATATGCCTACCAAAATTATAGTGAAAACTGAAGATGGTGATGAAGTTGGAATGAGTACTGATGATTTTGCCAAATATAGACATGACTTAGGTAAAAATCCTATAGACTATAAAGGTGAAAAAATTGTTGGATATGCTGATGATGCGTTTAGAAACTTTAGAACTGAAGGTGACAAAGATTTTTTAATTGATGCTATGACAGCTAAAAAAGGACCTGCATTTGATGATTTTAAAGAGGCGATAAATAACGGTTCAATTTTTTCAATAATCACTGCAAGAGGTCACAATCCAAACACATTAAAACAAGCGATTTATAATTATATAATAAATGGTTTTGGTGGTATAGATAAAACTCAATTAGTTAAAAATCTTAGGAAGTATAGAACATTTGCGGATGAAAAAGATATGTCTGATGATGATTTAATTAGGTCGTATTTAGAACTTAATAAATACCATCCAGTTTCTTTTGGAACTACAAATGGAGCTGCTAGTCCTGAAGAATTAAAAGTTATGGCAATGGATGAATTTGTGGATTATGTTAAAGGTCTTGCAGCATTTCTTAATAAAAAAGCATTTCTGAAAAAAGATATTAGTAATAATTTTATACCAAAGCAACCTATGATAGGATTTTCAGATGATGATTTAAAGAACGTAGAAAAGATAAGTAAACATTATAAAGATAAACCAGATAATATAGTAAAAACTTATTCTACTGCTGGAGGAACTAAGCGAGAATATAAAGAAGAATATAAATAATAAATATTCTTTTTTAAAATAAAGTAAATAGAAATATTTTTAAGAAGACTATATTTATAATATATAAAATAAAAAAAACAAAATTTAAATAACATGGCTGATTTACTAATGAAAATGCCGATTCCTTACGAACCGAAACGTCAGAACCGATTCATCTTGAGGTTTCCTTCAAGTTTAGGAATAAATGAATGGTTCGTGGAAAGTGCAAAAAGACCGTCTATCAAAATTGCTTCAACAGAAATACAATTTTTAAATACATCAACATATGTTGCAGGTAGATTTAATTGGGAGGAAATTTCAGTTAAATTTAGAGACCCAATTGGACCTTCAGCTGCTCAAGCTCTTATGGAGTGGGTTCGTCTACATGCTGAGTCTGTAACAGGTCGTATGGGATATGCTGCAGGTTATAAAAAAGACATTGATTTGGAGATGTTGGACCCAACAGGAGTAGTTGTTGAAAAGTGGATTCTTTATGGAACCTTCTTAACAAGTGTGGACTTTGGTGCTCTTGGATATTCAACAGATGCTTTGGCTGATATTACAGCTTCACTTCGTATGGATCGTTGTGTATTAGTTTACTAATATTTTAATGTTTATAAAAAACAAATTTTAATTATATTTAACCGTAAAGACATAAACTTTACGGTTATTTTTTTATATGGACAATCAAACACAAAATTACGCACAACAGAATTTTACACTTCCTCACGATGTAGTTCCATTGCCTTCGCAAGGAACTTTTTACAAAAATAAAAAGAAATCAGTTAAGATTGGTTATTTGACCGCATCTGATGAAAATATTTTAATGGCAGGAGGAGATGATATAACTACTAATTTAATTAAGAGTAAGTTATATGAACCAGATATTAGAGTTGAAGATTTATTAGAAGGAGATGTTGAAGCAATTCTTATCTTCTTAAGAAATACTTCTTTTGGACCTGAATTAACAGTTAATGTAACAGATCCAGCAACAAAAAAATCATTTCAAGCAACAGTTGTTTTAGATGAGCTTAGTATTGTTAAAGGTCAAGAACCATTAGAAGATGGAACATTTCTTGTAACGCTTCCAAAATCAAACAGTGTTGTTAAGTTAAGACCAATGACTTACGGTGAAATTACGGATATAAATAAAATGAGTGAGTCATATCCACAAGGAAGAACAGTACCTAAAGTAACTTGGAGACTTGAAAAACAAATTGTTGAAGTTGATGGAAATACGAACAAAGGAGACATCGCTAAATTTATTGAACAAATGCCAATTATGGATTCAAAATTTATCAGAAATTTTATGGATGAAAATGAACCAAGATTAAACATGAACAGAGTAGTAACAACCCCATCAGGAGATAGACTGACAGTTAACGTCGGTTTTGGGGTGGAGTTTTTTCGTCCTTTCTTCTGATTATAGAAAAGGACAACTTGATGAGTTTTTTTATTTAAATACACTACTCAAGATTACATGGCAAGATTTTGAACGAATGCCCATATTTGTGAGAAAATATCTATTAGATAAATGGGTTGAAGATAACAAGAAGGACTAAAAAAAATTAGTCCTTCTTCTATTTATAAGAAAACATTTTAATGGCGGGAGATGATACTATAGAAGGATTTAATGAAAAGATAAGTGACTCTGCTAATTTTAGCGCTAAAGAGTTTGTTAAATCGGCTCAAGAAATGTCTAAAGCCGCTAATGAAATGACTAGAGCGTTTGCTGGTTCAAGAGCAAGGGTGGGTGAAATGATGACTGCAGTTAGTGAAGCTGCTCCAAGAATGCAAAGACTTGGTGCTAGCTTTCAAGAAACCACTACTGCGATGCTTGACATTGCTGAAGCAACTCAAAAACAAACATTGGCGTCTAGTGATAGTGTTGCCAAATTATATGCAACAAGTAAAGTTATTGGTGTAGATATTAAATCAATTGTTAATGACTTTACAGATGTTGGGATTCAATTTGGAGTTATTGGTGGAGAACTAGAGAAATCAGTTTCAACTGTAAGTGATTTAGGGTTAAATACCCAAGCAATAATGAGCCAAGTAGTTTCAAATGCTTCAAAACTTAATCAATTTAATTTTGAAGGTGGGGTACAAGGTCTTACTAAAATGGCTGCAAGGGCTGCTATGCTTAGGTCTGACATGAGAGAAACATTTCAATTTGCTGAAGAAGTTATGGATCCTGAAAACGCAATTAAAATGGCGTCAACATTTCAAAGACTTGGTGTTTCAGTTGGAAATCTTGCCGACCCATTTGCATTGATGAATGCTTCTATTAATGATCCAGGAGCACTTCAAGATAGTATTGCTAAAGCTGCTCAAGCATATACTACATTTGACGAAAAAACAAAAACATTTAAGATC